ATTAAACCTTGTCTAGCATAAGCTCTTCCACGTTCTAATCTTTCTTGTACTTCTTTATAACCTTTTAGCTCATCAGTTAAAGGAATACCTGTAGCAGCTTCCTGTCTTGCTCTCATATCTTTCGACCAGAACAGACTTGCAGCCTGATTAACTCCATAAGAGGAAGTACCAGTAAAACCACCAAACGCTTGATCTTGTAAAGCCCAAGGTTCTGTTGTTTGCGCCCTATGCTGCATAGAAGCTACAGCAGAGTCAGGAGCACTAACAACGGCTGAAGGTATTGCTTTTAATAGGTTTTTAGTTTGTTGCCACCACTTTGGTTGATCGACTCTAAAACCTTCATTGTCATAAACGATTTGCTCCTGATATTTCTTATCTTTCTTTACTTCCTTTTTATCACCACCATCATCTTCACTGGTGTCTGTATCTAGTTTTTCACCTCCTCCATCATCTTTCGGTTGATCTACATCAGGAGTTTCTGGAGGTACATAGGATTCAGATAATTCCTCTTCTGATTCGTAATACTTGACTTCACCGTTAGGGAGTATGATTCTAGGCATTAGAAAGAGAAACCAGGGGACAATACTTCTTTAAAGATTTTACTTACTTCTTGCTGCGAAAGTCTAGTTCCGTTAGCGTCAGTTATGTAAAGGTTTAGATGTGGACCAGCACCAGGCGTATCGGCCTGATCGACTCCTTTTTGGAAGGTTTTAGCGTTATGAGGCATACCTAAGTAATTACCTGGATATAGCATTTGCCCTTTGAGCAAACCTCCGAAACTACGGGCATGTCTAATAGTTATAATATAACCCTTCCTTAAGCCACCAGAATCCTTTTGTACTTCAAATCTAGCAAAGTTACCATCAGTACCTTCAGCAAATCCTACATCTAATACTTTTAACTTAACTGGAGCTAAAAGGTTTACGTTGCTAGAGCCATTAGTATTATCTTCTAACCAGAAGTTAACAGATCCATTGCTAGTATTACCTTGTTGGTTATCTACCCATCTAATAGTAGAAGATTTTCCTACTGTGTTATTGGCTAAACGCCTCTTTAGCGTATTCATCATAAGTTCATTATCTAACTTAAATGGCTCTTTATATCCTTCAGAGTCTGGATCTCTCCAGTCAAAAATATTAGATCCACCTTGTCCTGTTAAAAAGTCTTCTAAACTTAAATGCTTACCATTCTGTAGGGTTTGAGCCAGTTTATAAGCTTGAGATACTTCAAGAAGAGTCTCATCATCTAACTGAACTCCAGCAGCTAAGAAAGCGTAAACCTTACCAAAAGCCTTAGAACTCATCATAGGCTGCTCATTATGGTAATTAACCATCTGAGATGTGCCTAATAAGTACTTATTCTCTTTTAAAAAAGCTTCGTTACTCCTTAATTTGGTAAGAGTAACATCTCTTACATCTCCAGGTTTTCCTTTATCGTTTGTACCTCTTGTATATAGATATAACGGTTGAACTGATTTAGTAGGATCAAAATCATCTCTGTTTAAATCTGCAAGACTTGGTGTTTTAAATCTTTCATCAGAATTAATAGCAACTATAAAATCATCTCTTTGTTCTTTCCACCAAGTTGGATCAGCTCTTTGTGCTTCAGTAGATTTCAACAACCTTGCATACATAAAGTCGTTAAAGAGTTCTTCTGCAAGTAAATTGTTCTGATTTAATAGTTCTTTAAAATCTTTTTCTACTTGTGCTCTATCTGATTTAGGTGATTCTTTTCTTTCTGCTTTTAAAGCATCTCTCCAATTATTGTTGTAAGACTCTTTTACTGCTGCAAATTGATCGGTAATTTTACCACTCCAATCCTTATTCAATAAAACCTTTACAGCTTGGAATTGAAGCTTATTTATAGTTTCCCATTGAGATGTACCTGGAACTAGCTGTTCAAAGATGTCATCTAAAGAATCAGAAGGATCAGTAGCTAAACGCTTAATAACGTCTGTTTGTAACTCTTTAAATTCAAACGAACCTAGTTCTTGACCTGTTTTACCAAGTTCTTTAATTAACTTTTGAACATCAACATTGGAAGGTAGTTGAAATTCTTGTTCTACTATGTCTCCTTTTTCATTCCTTACCAGCAAAACAATTGGAGAATTATCTGCATAAGAATTTTCTAATTGTTGTATTAGGTTATCCTTTGCTATTTGAGCTTCTGGACCTGTTTTACCTTGTAATTGTTGATGTATAGAAAACTTAGCAGCACGTTTAAACTGCAGAGCTTCTCTAGTATTAGTCTGCTCTATAGCTCCTTCTACTTTATTTTCAAGAAGAATTGAATTTATCTTTGCTGTACTTATTAACTCTTTAAATGTAATACCATTTTCATCTGTTAGATCTAAGAATGTAGTTCCTTTAGGTAGACCAGCACTATCTGGTATTTCAAAATTCAAAGCTTCAATAACTTGATTATATAAATTCTTATCGTGTAAGTCATTTACACCATTACCATCTTTATCTATAACCATTCCTTTTACCCACTTACCTGCTAAACCTTGCCACTGATGGTAAGTACCACCATTAGCTATAAAGTTATCTCTAGCTTCAATAATGCCTTGTTGAAAAGTACCTTGACCTATTTTGTTTCTCTCAGTATTACTAGGATCTTGAGAAATTCCTGCAAATAATCTTTTTTCAGCTTGGTTTAAAGCTGTAAGTGTTGTTAAGTTTCTTACATTACCTTTCCACTGTGTATGGTTCTTATTGATTTCTGCTAATAGAGTTGGAGAAGCTTTAGCAAGTACAGGTTCTACAAGACCTACATAATTCTCATTAGAAATATTTGGATAATTTTTAGCTAAATAGCTATCTAACTGGTTCTGAACTATGCCTCTAACAACAGTAGGATCTTCTATCTGCTGAAGAGTATTCATATTTGCATCAATATAATTTGATGCGTTAACTACTGAGTCCTGTCCTGCATAACTAGCTTCTTGGACCTTAAGACCAAAGAATAACCAAGGGTTGCTATCTAGTAACTCCTCTGCAAGATCAGGTCTACCAGCCTTTCTAAGATCTCTAGCACCTTGACCTATATCTCTAGTATCTATCTTGTACTGAGCAATCTTTTCAAATAGACGTTTACCTTGTGCTTCTTTCTTCTTTGACTGTTCTTTAACTTTTGCATCTACAGTTTTTAAGCTGTTATCTACTAGGTTTCTAATAGAGTCAACTTGTTGTTGAGTCTTTAACTGAGTAGCAGGATCATAAGTTTCAAAATCTAAAGTAGTACCACCTAAGCGTTTCTTATGGTATTGGGGAGCAGTGGGTTGTCCTCCTTCAGGAGCCTGTTCAGCCTCTTCAGTAGCTTGCCTTATTTGGCGTTGTGGTGATATTTGGAATGAGTTAGTCATTATGCTACGGTAGCTGAACCAGGATTAACAGGGAAATCTCCTATTGGACCATCCGTTTGTATATCCCAATTTGTTGTTGGTGTGTTTTCTGGTGTTGGTGTGTTTACAGGTTTCTCAGAGCTTGCGCTATAAGTCTGCTGTTGAGGTCTGTTAGACATATAGTTGTTATAAGCTCCCATACCTGCACCTAATATATCTGTAAAGCTTAGACCAGCAGAGACTTGCGGTGTCATTGGTCCGTACATTTCTGTAGGTAAAGGAGCCTCAGGTTTAACTGGATCTTGGAAAGGTCTTGGCTCATACAAGCGTACAGAGTTAGCTTTGTTCTTAGCTGAAATGTTTGCAGCTCTCATAGCAGCTAGTTTATCTCCAATTCTAAACTCTCTAGTAATCAATCTATTACTAGCATTTTCCATATATTGTTGATTATATGTATTATGTATTCTCTCTACACTTCTACCTACTTGACCACTTGATACTCTCTTAACAGAATCTGCTAAAGCTTTCTGCTTAATTGTCTCTAATTGCATTGTGTCAGCAGCTTCTTCTTCATAAAACCTAGCGTTTAAATCTGCGTACTCTCTACCTAAAGCTTCTGTAGCGTTAATAGAAGTCTCAGTTTTTAGCTTTGCTGCGTTGCTTTTTAACTTATTCTCATACTGCCTTAAGTCTGATACATACTGAGAAGTCTTAAGGTAGTTCTTTTGATCTACTGTATGCTGTCTAAAATTCTGTTTATCAGTCTCTAGTTTCTTCCTTATAGCGTTCCTACTATCTGCTTCCCATTTAGCCCAAGCTTGTCTATAAGCTCCAGTTTTCTGAGCTGAAGTGCTCAGTATATTCATCCCGAAATTCATGAAACCGCCCATAGCGGGTGAAAATAAATCCATTACTGATACTTTCTAGCGACATCGTAATACAAGCCAGTCCATTCTAGAGCAACAAACTTGGCTTGATCCATACTGTCGTTGACTACTTCTATCGTAACTTGATCGTTCTTACTTTGTACAAATGATCTGAATTTAGCCTCATCGAAGTCAGAGACTGTACCTACAGTGATGTTGGCATTTAGAGGATCTCTACGATCAAATTCATAAGTAACTTTATCTCTAAATTTAGGAGTAACATCTACTTGGAAGTATCTTGCATCATTGTAGTAAACATCAACATATCGTAACTGAAGGCGACCAGTACGATTACCGATAAAAGTGTTGTCAGTCGCAGTTTTTGAATAGGGCATGAGCTGAGGAGGCTCAAACTTGAAAGCAAACTTTTCACCAAAGATCCAAGAGCTGCTAGAAAAGTCTCCCAAACTATCGCAAACAAAGCTATTAACACCAGCAGGAACAGTCGCAGCCACAACCCAACGTTTTTCAATTTCGTTAGCATCGTTCTTATCCTTTTTGATAATTACGAATTGACTTTCATTTACTGTGTAGTATGGCAGCGTTACTGTAGTTTTATTCGTTAAGTTGTTATAAGCAAGCGTAACTATATTACCAACACTTACTCGTACATCAGTTTCAACAGTACTAGCTAATTGTCTATCTAAAAGAAATAGATCCTTACTTTCTTGTGGTGGTCTAGATGCGTTAAGAGCTTCTAGGTAATATCTTGTTTGACTATTTTCTGTGTATTTAGCAACGGTATATAAAGTACCTTCAACGAAATCAGCCCAATACAAACTCTTATTAGGGAAGGTCCATTTAGACCAAGCATTCTGTCTATTGGTTAAAGAACCTCCAGATGCTTCCCAGAAGAATTGATAAACATATAAAGCATCAGGATCATCTTTACTAAGAGCTATTAGATATTGATCCGTTCTACTAACTGCTAAAGAGTCTATATTTTTAGGAATATATTTTGGTACTGTTTCAGTAATAACAGCGGTTTGTCCTAAGTTAATACCAACAGTACGGTCAGTAGTTATAAACGTATGCAGTCCTGTAAAGTCTCCTTCCTTAACAGGGAAAATAACCTGTGGCCCTACTTGTTGAGGCTTGACATTAGATTCCATTGTGATGGAACTAATACGACCTACAGAGGCTGTCTCAGGGCTGAATGTGACGTTATCTCCTGAATATAGTCTGAACTGGTTTTCATTAGAAAATAGGACTAACTCATCCTGTTGCTGTAAAGCATAGTTAAGAACAGCAACATCATTACTAACTGCTGTTAAATCAATAGGGTCATTATCAGTTACTTGTAAAGCTGACTGTTGCCAGAAATTATAGTAATCACCTGCTTCACTGAGAATTATATTCTCTCCACTAATAAACCCTAAACGGTTTTTAAAGAAGACAATATCGTTAATAGCTTCTTCTTCAAAAGAAGGTCCAGGTAACTCATCAGCATCACCAGCTAAACGTAAAGTCCAACCAGGAATTTTAACTGTTGTAGAACCATCGGTATAGTCAGAACCACTAAAAGGTTGAACAGTAAATCTAGTTAAACCATCATCATTCTTGTAGTAAACAAATGAATGAGGCATTGTATTGTCATCTAACTTTCCTTTAGCTCCCCACCCTCCTTTTTCTTCCCAAGTACCTCTACCATAAGTACCAGCTACAGATGTGTTCTCAGCGTTAAACGTTAGATAATAGGAACTTTGATCTGCTGAACCATCTGGAGCAACAATGATTTGATAACCTTCCCAGGATGTTTGAGGTAATTCGACAATACTTGTAACCTGACTAGCAAAACCACTCATCAGAGTGTTACCTCTAGCGTCAGATACAACAAACTTTTTAAAGGATCTAGATGCATTAGCTAACCCTAAAAGTATTTGAGAGTCAACTGTTGAGAACGTTAAATGATTACTACTGTCTGCTGTGTTAAGAGCTGCAGCCAAGTCGGTAGCAATTGTTTGAGTACTTACTGCTGTACCTGACGCTAAAGTTGCTGTAGTTATGTTTGCATCAATAGTATCTCCATTATCTAGTTCAATTGATACTTCATACTTAGTTGCATAGTCAACCAACTTCACCCATATCTGAGCCTTAATAGGTACGTAAGCATTGCTGATATATCCAATGTTATATCTAGTTAAAGTTTCAGAACTGTCGTAAGCAGTTTTCTTTTGAGTATTAGTTATAAATACAAAGTCTTGGAAAGAAGTAGCTCTAAATCTATCTCTAGCTCTACCTGACCCTCTGAAGTATTCAAGGTTTGCAGTAGTAATACCAGCAAAGGTTTGTTCGACTGGTACAACCGTAGGAAGTACACCACTAATAGGTTCTACATCTGACAAACCACTTACATAAGTACGACTAGCTGCAGCAGTCATTGTGATGCTAGAACCTGCTGCAGTACAGTTTTTATCAATAGTAATTTTATTAGTACCTATCTCTTTAATTACAGACCCTGCTGGTATGTTCGTACCACTAACGCCATTACCAACAAATAAGTCTGTTGTACCTCCTGAAGATATTGTTATAACTGGAGAAGCATTAACTGTAGTTATAGTCTTGGTTACTGTATAACTATCATCGACTATTGCTAAAACAAAACGCTCATCAGTACTTCTGTTATAAACGTAGTACCAAGCTTCATCCCATTTAACAGTACCAGTAGGTGCGTTACCTCCATGATTAGTTGTTAAGTTATCTATTCGTTTTACAGGTACGCTACCTAATCGTTTTTTAAGTCCTTCAACTAAATCACAATTTCCATTTTCAAGAGTTTTAGCAAACCCAGGTAAAACAAAACTTGTTGCTTGTTGATTGACTCCTTTATTAAGAGGACCAATAACTTGACTATAAAGTTCTCTAGACATTAGAAACGATTCAGAATATCAGGACCAAATGTTGTTAATACACGACCACCATACATATCATCAGGACCACTAATGTAGTTATGATTTTGTGACATATCTTCTGTACGTTTTAAAGTTTGCAAAGCTTTCTCTTCATCTTCTTTAGTGTAACTTTCTATGGTACTGGATGATATTAATCTATTAGAAAACTGTCTAGCAGCTCTAATCATGATGTATCTTTTACCTGTTTCAGGTACATCATCCCAAGCTAATTCTTCTACAAGTTGTGCTATTAAATCAGTAGTAGAACCAGTTAAAGCTACACCAAGACTACCCCTTAAATCATAAGTATTCTTAACACGATCAAATAGTTTAATACCCCTTAGTACAAAACGCTGTGAAGGATATGAGACGGGATTGAAACGTAAAGCAAGAGTATTGCTAGGAAGAGTAGAATGTCCATTGGTATCTAAAGGAATGCTGTCATAGACCATTGTGTTCCAAGACCAACCTTCGCCTTGGACTTCTGTACTTACCTCTTCTAAAACTCTTTCTGCTAAAGCTGCATCACCAGTTAACGGTGGGGTTAAAGAGTTTAAAGGAGCTTCTCCAACGATTGAGAGAAGTGTGTTTACTGCTTGTAGTTTTGTAGTTGCCATATATAAACAAAAAGGGGAAACATACGCCTCCCCTTATTGTATGAGATTTTACTTGGTATTTACCAAGGATTACCATCATGAAGTAGCGATACTGCACAATCAGGACGGAGAATACCGTGTCCAACTGCGTAGCTTGCAACCATCATTGTGCTTTGAGTCATTGCCTTGTACTCAGCACCTGTCATCTGCATATTCAAGTCTTTAAGAGCTACTGTTCCTACAGCTTCTTTTGTGAAGCATAGACCGAACAAGTTAGTAAGAGTTGAGGTGTTACCTTGCTCATCTTGCCAGTAGTCGTTAGTACCTGAAGCAGCGGTTCCATCAGAACCATCCTGACCATTGATGTAGTTAGGACGCTCACCACGTACAGTTGCTGCTTGAGCTGCTGTACCTGAGTAGCTATTACCGTAAGAAGCAGATCCAAGGTTGTTAGAAGTCTTGACTGTAAAACCAGCAACACTAAGAACGTTATTACCCTTGAATGTTCCGTTAGCTCCTCCTCCACCATTCCAATCAGTGTTAATTGCACGATCAGAATTTAGAAGGTCATAGTAAGCACCTGGAGATAAGACAACAATACGTCCATCCTTAGGTGCATCCTTTTCGTCAAGTGCTTGACAAGCCTTGTAGAGATTCTCAACAATCAGTTCGCCTCTAGCGTTGCGGTTAGCAGCACCGTTAAGGTCAATACCTGTGTATGAGGTTCCACCAGGAAGCTTCTCAAGAACGAAGATACGCTCACCAACATCAAATGCAGCTTTAGTACCTGTACCAATAGCTCCAATTGGGTTGATAACAATAACTGAAGGGTTAGCGTTAGAAGCGGTTGTTGTAATAACACCGTATGCTCCACTATCCTCTCCATACATCACTTCACCAGCAGCAAACTTGGCTTGTGAGCCAGAAGTCATTTGAGCTGACATTGTGATGTTGTTACCAGAGATGCTGGCTATAGTTGCATCACCACCAGAGTGGACTGCGAAAGTCTTGTTATCCCAGTCATCAACACGACCATCAGACTCAGAAGCTGTTAGAAGTGTTCGTACTAAACGCTGGTCATAGGCTCTACTTAAAGCCCTTCCTAATTCACGTGAGTATATAGACCTAACGTCCCAATGGAGTTTGGCCTCATCTAAGTCATAGATACTAGCGTCTGCTATAAGGAGATCATCAATTGTGATAATTTTCTCACCAGTCATGCCTTTGTTTCCTTGGCCTGTTATCCAGTCACCAGGACGGTGGTAGCGACTTGAAAAACGACCCGTGATTGGGAAGCTGGCTGATTTGCCTGAGGAGATAGTTCTCTTTTGAGTTAAGTCTTTGAAAATTGTTTCTCTATTGAAGACTGTTAGGACTTCTCCAGAAAAGATTTTCAGAAAATTCGCATTCTCTTTTTCGTAGTTACCAGCGGCAGAGTTAGCGTTATATTGAACGCCATTAATACCACCTAACCTAGAGATGCTCGAAAAATCTGGCATCGATTTGAATGATTAAATGTTAAAAACGCTCACGACACAACTGCTGTTATCTCCTCAGAGGCAACAATTCTTACATAAGCTACTTTAATAATAGCCTATCTAGGTGTTAATACATTACTACGACTAACTTTATCTTCTACATCTTTGGTATAAGCAGTGTCATTAAGATAACGTGGATCATTCATAGCAGCTTCAACTTCCTGAACTGAACGATATACATCAGTAGATCTATTAGATAAACGTCCATCTATCAATGAAGGTTCATACCCTTCTTGTTGCTGCATAGCGAAGTACATGGACTGAAGAGCATTTCTAGCTCTAGTGAAGTCTCCACTATTAACTTCTGAGTTATACACCTTAATTTCAGAAGGATCTAAATTATCTTTAGCCCATTGAGCTAAAGTCTCTAAACCCTGATCTCCTCCTATACTCTCAATGATTGCATTTTCATCAGCTTCACTGAGAGGTTGCTGTTCAACACCACCTACAATGTCCCCTGCCTGAACATCCTGATCTTCTGATTCATACTGCGTATCCTGCGGTACTTCCTCAGTTCTCTCTTGGCTACCAAGTTTCTTTTCAAGTTCTTGGTAAGCCTGTAAAAGATCATCGGCAGACTTAAACTTACCGCCAATAAGTTCTTCATTTGATTCATTTGGATCTCTACCCTCAAGAATCGCTTGATCGGTTTCATTATATGGTTGAGTCTCTTCAGGGAAGGCTCCACCTGTTGTGTTGATTTCTGGCATTTTTAACCAATACGAATTGATAAGTCAGGATAAATGCTAACTCTTTTTTTAGATTTAACAGCATTACGATAAACCTCATAGGTTTGAGGCTTCTCTTCTTTTAGCTGTTCTATTAAAAGATCTAACTTAGTTTTAGGAGCTTCTTCCTTTGGTGTTTCTATTGGTTTAGATACCGCCTTCTGGGTCTGCGGTTTCTTGGTCTGTCCTGATTGCGTCATTTTCAGCTTGTAGTAATTGAGCTTGTTTTGCAGGATCGTTATTAGGATCTTGCGCTGCAGCTTGTTGTTGCATCATCATAGCTGATTGCTGCTCTTCTTCCATTAGTTGCTCATCAGACTTGATTAGCTTGTAAGTATCAAGACCATCAGAAGCTGCCAATCTAGTAATTAATTCTCTGTTATTTACAAACTTAGCCATACCTTCTGGACCAATAGTTTGTGACAAAGTTGTTATAAATTCAATTAACTTAGCTTTATCGTTACCTCTACCAAGAGCATCTAGACCTGTTGTAATACGTGGAGTTACTACTCCTTTAGGTAACTTAGGAAGACTTCCACTTTTCTCCATAAGAGCCATCTTTCTATTAACTAGAGGTAGCTGTAATTCAACAGAAAGTATGGAATATACACCTCCTAATCCAGATTCCAGCTCATTAGCGACCATTCGTATCTCTTCCGCAGTAACACGGTCCCTACCTTGAGCACCTGCTTGTATAGCACTATTAAGTAGGAAAGCAAAACTTAATCTTTGTTCAATTCTTGCAATCGTATTTAAAGCAACCGTAAGGTCTGCCTGTTTCTGCATTTGTAGCGGTGCTACATCATTAGGATTGCCAGCCACAATGCTACCATTGCTAGCTCTAGCCAACGAATCGGGTCGTGTAGTTCCATTTGGGTTACATAAGAATATAATTTTAGCTGCTGCAGCACTACCCTCAACAATTGCTTTTGAGAGATACTCTAAAGATTTAAGGTCACCTAGCAGCTCTTCACAGAATGAACGTCCGTAAGCTTCATGTGCTACCCGATAAAGTCTCAAAGGAATCCAAGGAGCCTTCTCTATAGGTACTGAACCTTGTTTACCTATTCTCTTTCCGTAAGCTTCTTGATGCCACTTACATCTATTCTTATCGTAATCCCAATCAATATAGGTATATAAGAAGACTGATTTATCTAGTAAGTTACCATCTTGATTCTTAGGTGCTAAACCTTCTGGTAATACCTCAGGATTAACCTCTTCTCTAACAACCACCTCAAGAATATTTCCTTCTGGATCTCTATTAAGTACAAAAGATTTAAGAGGGTAAACTCTAGTTCCTTTTTCTGTTACATAAAGTAACGCATTACCACCAATTATTAAATGCTTTAAAGCTTCAAAGAGTGCTGTACGATCACCAGACTCTTCAATGTTACGCATTACTGCACGTTCCATTAAAGAAAGCTGCTGTTCAAATTCAGATTGCAAATCTTTAAAGTTATCTAATTCTTGCTGTAGTTTTATGTCATCTACAGACAATCTAAAAAATGCTTGGTTTGGAGGTAGAAGAGCGATTAAGAGTTTGGCTGCTAAGTTATTTACACCTCTGGCTCCCAGTCCTTGAAATGTTGTAGTTATTTTGTTATAGACCTGTTTACCTGAACTCCTATCGTTATCAGTTATAAGAGTAGGCAGTGTATATTTACTGCACTCAATAGCACGATCTAAATATAAACTTTTTTCAGGCTCTAAATAGCGATACCTGGATTCAGCAGTTCCTTTATACATTTGTTCCCATACCAGTTGCAGAACTTCCAGCAGTACCTCCAGTACCTCCAGTACCTAATCCTGAATCAATACTCAGTTTAGTCCTCATACTTTCAGGAGTACCACGTTTAGCTGTTCGTCTAGTTTTACTAACAGGAGAACCTTTTTGAGATCTAGCTATAGCAGATTGTAACTGTTGTTGGTGAATCATTAAGTTTGATTGCGCCTGCTGTTGTTGCATTTGCAATTTAGATTGCTGCGTAGCTTGATCCGCTGCGGAGACTGAAGCTGCTGTTGCTGCTCTACTCTGTTCTATTTGTGTCTGGAACTGTCTAGCTCTTTGTGCAGCATCAGCTTGCATTTGAGATATTTGAGCTTGAGCAGATTCTCTAGCTTGAGCTGTACGTGCTCTAGAAGCAGCGGCAGCTTTTCTAGCATTGGCTGCTGCTTGTCTTGCTTGATATACAGATGCGCCAGCTATTGCTAGGCCAGCGATCATAGTTCCAGTAATTACGACCATCTATAGCCCTCAGTTGTACTTAGTTTCTTCTTGTAGTTTAAACTGATCTTTCAAATGACGTACAACCGCCACTTGTCCAGCAGTAAACCAAATAAGTTTCTCTTCCATACTAATATCTGGAGCCTTATCTGGATAGGTTTCCTCTAGATATTTGATTATTTCCTCAGGAATAAATGGAGTCATTTAGCCGATAAGTAACTTACCTGCTTTATCTTTTGGTCCTTTAGTCTTACCTTTAGCAGATCCAGTTTTACCTGTACCACCTAAACCACCAATAGCTTTAACTACAGTTCCAGATACACCTGGAGCTTTAGCTGTCTTAACATTCTGAAGAGCTTTCTTTCTTGCTGCAGCATCTTTAGTAGCCTTAGCTATCTTCTCAGATTGTAGTCTTGACTTAGTTGCTGCAGTCTGTCTGGTGGCATAAGCAACATTTCTTTTACCTTCTTCAGTTGCTTTTGTAGCTGCTAAAGCGGCTGCTGTTTGAGCACCTCTAGCAGCAGAAACCTGAGCTTCCCCTTCTTTTGTTTGCTTTGCATAAGCAGTCTGACGTGCTTTTACGTTAGCTGTAGTTTCTTTACTTACTCTGTCAAATTCTGCAGCGGCTTCATTCTGTTGTTTAGCTGCTTCTTTGTAAGCTTCTCTAGCTTCATTTTCAGCTTTCGTAATACCAGTTACGTCTTTAACTGTATTAACTGCTTTTGTTTTGACATAATTAATAGCTCTATCTATAGGTCTAGTAATCCTTCTAAAGAACCTACCAATCCTAAATTCAAAGAATTGTTTGAATAGTTCCTCCTCTTCCTTCTTTTCCTCTATAACAGGATCTACCTCTGCATAGGCATAAGCAAAATCATAAGGATTAAAAAGTTTGTCAAACCAGTTTTTGTTACGCATAGCTAGGTAAGTCGCTGTTACTTGTTTCAAAGAACGCAGGCATTCTAGCTCTTTTAGTGTCAGAAAAACCCTCCGCCTTTCCAGCATACATCAGATTATCACTCTGATCTAACCAAAACTGCTTGTTAAGATAACGATCTTCTGATCTACCTAAAGGTTCTAGAACCCAATTAATAGTAGCCTTTCTAAGTTTATCTAAAGAAGGACTAGGTTTTAGTCCTAACTCTAATGATACCAAGGAATTCGAGGCAACGTGAACAGTTTCGTCCCTTGAAATATCTTGAGAAATAGTTCTCAAACCTGAATCACCAAGAAAACGAAACATTGGAAGTATTACAAAAAAGATAGCTTTCTCAGCTACCAACGCTTTGAGGATGGTGTGATCTGGGTGGAGTGTCCAAGCGTCTCTGATTCTGAGAGCCTCTGCCTCCGCTTTTTCATCCGCACCATGAGCATCGATAGCATAGTTAAGAGCAATGTCATGTCGAATTTCGTCTTGTACGTTTGATTCTAAAAGTTCTCTAGACGCTTTTGGAATTTCCGTAAGTGCTTCCTGAATGAAGTTTCCCACTGGGACTTCCATGTGGCGTACTGAGAGAGCACGTCTAATAACATCGACTGCTTCATCTTTTATGAATCCTTTACTAACTTTTACAGGAGTCCAAGTACGCTTCCTTTCTAGAAGCAGTTGGTATGGATGTTTTCTCATCATTCTGCACAATCGCAATTAGGAGCTGCTGTTTCACTAAGTATTTCACTCAGATACTCATCAACATCTGTATCTGATAACGCAGAATACACACTTGTTTTATCTTGAGTATCTGGCTGTACCTGTAAAGAATAGTATAAGCTTTTTAGCGGTGAATTTAACCATCTAGCTATAAATTCCCTATTCATTTTTACCATATCTGACCACCAATTCATAGAAATTGCGTGGGCCTTACCAGTCTTATCCATCATTACTTGCCACTCTGCATTTAATTCAAAGAAAGTATCCCAACCTACTTCTTGTGCAATCTCACACTTTGGATGGAACTGATAACTTGTAACACCAAGAGTAGAACTATCACGATCTATCTCCCTGCTGATTGGAGGAGATATTTCAGGTGAAGTTGTGTAACCATCTCTATCTTTATAGCGATAAGCACAAGAAGCAGTAGGAGCTACTGTAAAAGCTCTAGACATACCAAATCTTTCAGCTACTTTAGTTGCTTCTTTATAACCAGTCTCTAAAGCAACAACTATTTGATGAGCTTTATCTATACCAGATGGAGATTGAGTATTTGGATGTAAGTTTCTAAACCTTAAAGCAGAAACAAAAGCTTTATACGACACACCTTCTATAGCCAATAAATTAGCTAAACCCAAAACACCTAAACCTACTTGCTTATCTTTTCTTTGATAAATACCTGAACTTTCTACACCTGTTTGTTGATAAAGAAGACATAGAAATTCCATACCATGAACAAAAGCACTAGGTATCTCATCAATATCTTTAGTACCAGCTAAATTTATATGACTTAAGAGACAAGTATCCCTTGATTTAATTAAAATTTCTTGACAAACATTGTGATAAATTCTTTCACCATCAGCATCATATTGCTTCTTAACAATCCAAATGTCTCCTTTACTAGCACCATCCATGATGGCTTTTAAAACAGTTGGTTTGTTAATTACGTCAGGATCAACATTGACACAGCGTTTAACCCAAGGTATTCGACCACGATCATAATTAATAAACTCAATAATATCGTCATGCTCCCAGTCGCAATGGACACAAATCGCACCGTTTCTGTATGTCCCACCTCTTCTAAGGACTTCGTTGAATTTACTATAGATCTCCATGAAACCACATGGACCTGACGCAACCATCCCATGCTTATTCTTAGTTCCTCTAGGACGCAACTTACTTAAATGAATAGCAACTCCAGCTCCATAACGCAATGCTTTAGAAGCAAACAAAAAACTAGCTTCAATGGAGTCTTCATGCTCATCCATTGTGTCTTCTACAACAAAGACAGTACAGGATTGTGGATAACGTCTTGTAGGTTCTTTTAACCAACTATCCACCCTACCTGTAACAGCTAGTGAAGGTGTGAATTGTTCTAATAGAGATGGTGGTTCTTTGAGTTTCATAGATCCCCTAAATAAGGTGGTACATAATTTTTACCTTTTTGAACTTTACCGTCTTTAAATTCAAAAGGAATTTTGGTTTGGTTTGAAGCATAAATACGATCAAATGCTTCATCAGGATCTACACCTAATAGATGTAAAAATCCGTAAGCGGTCCATATTAAATCAACAGCTTCTTTAATAACTTGTTGACGGTCTTCGTTATTAAAAGCATGGAGAAGTTCATAGAACTCTTCCTCAACAAAACTTAGCTGCTGTTCTTGAAAAGTGGTTCCCCCATCTTTATAGTCACTTGTTATTTGTCCAGCCAATTGCATCCATGTCTTTACCATGCTTGCGTTTGTTTTTGTTTCTGAGGTCTGGCTCATCAGATTTTAATAGGGACTCGTACAAGGATACATCGTGAGGTTTCATTTTAGTTTCTTCCCGTTTAATTAAACGATTAAGATACCAAGAAGCTTTTTTAAGATCTTCTAAACCATTCTTTTCTTCATAACGGGTTACATATTTTATTATGTTTCCCTCAAGAAAATCGAACGCATGACTTTCAATGTAGTCAATACATTCAACTACGGCTTGGTCATGGCCGTAGTAACTGGGATTGGTGGGGTCCATAATGAAATGTCGTTGTAAGAGTACTCTGTAGACCTAAGAATACGAGCAAGCCTAGCTTGTACTAGAGCTTGCTGCTCACTTAGACCTTTCTTTTTGTAGCTATTAACTACAGTTCGCCATGCGGAGGCAGGCGTGAAGTCCTTAAGAGGTATGAGTTTTTCCGCTGTTTTTGGGCCAATACTAGGGCAGCCCCCAAAACCGTCAACTGAGTCGCCAATAAGTACTTGCCTATAGAAGAACACATCAGCTTCTGGCTCAGTAATGGTTTTAACATTTCCATCATTGTCAAGGTGTAGTCCAGGTATTTGATTAAGATCTTTATCACCAGACCATATAACAGTATCCTTACTACAATCACGTGTCTGTAGGATTCCTAGTACATCGTCTGCTTCTAACCTATACCAACATTCTGAATTATATTTGTTTTCCATTCTACTTCTTGCTTCTTTAAAGCCAACAGGTTTAAGTCTGTGGTTAGTTGCTCTTCTATTTGCTTTATAAGAAGGATCAACTTCAATACGAAAATTATCTTTTGATGTCCAACAAAGTACAACTTCATCAGCTTCTGATTGTGTCTTTTTATTAGTAACCATCTCATCAAATAATAATGAAACTTCTTTTAAAGGTAGATGTGTAGTAATAACATCAGGCATCCACTCAATTTCTACTTCACTTAGTTTTACTGCTGCAAATAGCAGCATATCTGCATCAATTAGTAACCTCTTCATCATTCTTTTCTTTATCTTCCGATACCTTACCTGCTCTAACTAAGTAATTAAGCCCTTGTAGGACACCTTCTACATTGTCACCTAGCTTCCCTATACCTGTATTGCAGTTACTACATATCCAACCTCTATGTTCACCAGTTTTATGGTCATGATCCCAGTGCAGGACTGAAGTACTATCACCACAACATTCGCAAGGCGTTCCTAGTTCAGGTGCTGTTTGTCCCTTACGTAATTTAAAATAGAGACTTTGCTGGTAGTTATGACACTCCTTACATTCAGGTCTAGTCCAAGTACCATTAGCACCGAACTCAATAATAAGTTTCTCTTTACCACAAATCTTACAGACCTTAGTGGCATTCGGCCCAGTTGTTGCCAATTTTATACTCACTTGCAACGTCTATTCTCATCTTAAACTGATTACCAGCTTTCTTAGAAGCGGCTGTGGCTATATCTGCAAGCTGTTGAGCATACTCTTCTCTTACTGCAAATTGAATTTCATCATGAATATGAGCTAAAAAAGCCCAATCTTTTCCATACGTCAAACCTTCTATAACTAAATCGTCATAGCAAATGTTATACCAAACCTTACTTAAAATTGCGCCAGCACTCTGAAGTAAAAAATTGAGAGCAGAATGAGGTGAACGAATCTTTATAGGTCTTCCATCTAGTGCCTTAAGAATTCCTTTATCTTCTGCTTTTGATGTTACTCTTTTAGTAAGCTCCGCTAACGCTGGCATATTTTTGTAATACGTTTGCTTCAACTTCTTTCCATTCATACCAGTGATTTTAGAAAGTTTCTCTGCACCCACTCCATAAATTAGGGCATAGAAAAATGTTTTTGCTGAATCACGGGTAGGCAAACCTGCAGCCATTTGATTAGCGGTGTGAATGTCGCCCTCAATGACCTCCTTCGCAAAGGAACCCCCATCAAAGGGCCACAAGAAATGCGCTAGACACCGTGCTTCAATTCCAGAGAGGTCCACGCCAACCTGTTTGGTGGCAGGCTCTTTAATACTGCCCTTACTTAAACCCCTTTTGGGACTGGACAGAACGTTAGGTCCAAACAATGAACGCATCTCTTTTCCAAGGGTTGACCTAACAGCAACAGCTTGGGCAACGTTCGGGCTGACATGGGCACATCTCATGGTGGCACATCCAACCGTAATCACGTTTCCATGAATACGATTGTCAGACTGGACCAATCTCAACCAAGCGTTTGTGCCAGTGCTTAGTTGTCCAAGTCTTTTCTGAAGAGTAAGCGAAGTCAAAAATAACTCCGCCCCTGGTACATCTTTAAGAACCCCTTCATCGATCTTTGGTTTCCCAGTTTCGGTGAAAGTTTCTGCACTCCACTGCAAATGGTTCTTTAAAACCCAAGCTATATGATCTCTAGAGTTAGGGTTCAAGGGAACCAAACGACACATAGTGGCTTGAGCTACGTATCCTCTAGAAGAATCATTACGCTTAGGAGTGAAGAGTCCACCATCAACGAAAGGGAACCGTTGTCTCAATCTTTCGTCAATGTCCTTCAGTTGGTTGGCAATCTCAGCTTCCAATTCCATTGCCCCTTTACAATCGAAATGGAAACCAGACTGCTCTTGTTTAGAGATAAGCTCTGCAAATCTCATCTCTAGGTCAACAGCAGAAGGGACTGCTTTTGCCTTAGGCTGCAGCCTGCTCCAAAGTTTAGCTGTTACGTCAACATCTGATATACACCTTTGTGCCAGTTCATGTGTCAGTTTTGAAAAGTCTTCTAGATCTGCGTGTTCTTTCTGCATACCTAAACGATGAGCATAAGCTTCTAACTTGTGTCTCCCATAAAGTTGTATAGGCATAGACTTCCACTTACGTTTGTAGTCAATATCCAAAATGTCTGGATAGAACATCCTTGCAAGAATTAATGTATCTACGGCGTGGCCCTTAGGGTTAAAGGTAGGAAATAGATGCTTAATACATACCAAATCGTATTGGATGATGTTATGACCTACTAATACTTCAGCCTCTTCTAGTATTGGTAACCATTCTTTAGGATCTTTATATAACTTAGTTTCACCCCCATTATTAATAGCACAACAATGAATTTCAGTTATGTCATTAATCTTCAGAGCGTTAGTTTCGATGTCGAATACTATCGTTGAAGTAGATAATGAGTTTGTTCTTCGTGCAGAACTTGATAAACTTTTTGAGAGTTTCTTCTTGGAAAGAGTGAACGACTCCATTGTATTTAAAGAATTTTTGTAAAGGTCTTTTGGCTTTCTCACTTGCAGCGAAAGCATGGAATTTTAAACTATTGATTTTCGTTATATGAACATCAAAAGTCGGATTCAATAAAATCATTTTTCTGCGCTACAAAACTGGGGGTATCTTCAAGCGTCACCATTCTGCCAGTTTTTTCATTATATTTCACACTTCCTGCAACCCCACACCAACCACTAAAGCGGTTCTTGAGGACTCTTACAACTGTTCCTGCACCTGAGGCATCCTGTTGATCTCTTTCTAATCCAATACAAATGTCACTAAGGCATCCAATACTTGAGCTACCTCTAAGACTAGAAAGAGATGTTTGTTGTCCATCCTCATAGCCTTTACCTCCTTGAGGTCTTCTTAAATGACTAACTAATAGTAAACCTGCTCCAGTCTCTTCTACTAAAGACCTGAGTTTGGTCATTGTACGATCAATTGCTTTAACTTCATTGCTTTCATCTGAGCCTGACACCAAAATCGATAGGTGGTCAAAGATAACCCAGTCGCAACCCAAACTGACAATACAATACCTGATCCTATTAAGAAGTACATCACAGTCAAGGGAGCCAAAATGATCGTAGAGCCAAAGCCGTCCTGTACCCAAGGTTTTCTCGAATGCTTCTTCGATTTGTTCATCAGTAATGTCTCCTCTATCTATGTGAATTGGGTGGTTAAGATCCATACCTATGAATCTTCTAGCTGTTCTCCTTAAATTTTCTTCTAACGATATAACTCCAACAGTTTGATTCTGCCGTACTAAAAGGTCATAAGCTATTTCATTTACAAAAGTTGATTTGCCTATACCTGTGCCTGCAGTGATAGTACATAGCTCTGATTTACGTAGGCCATGAAGCTTGTCATTCAAGAACTCATAAGGATATTCAGCACTGCTTTCTTTAGGATCTTCTAGTACTTCAGTTAATAAGTTAGAAGCATTAATAATTCCATCAGGCTCATACTCCTTAGCATTCCATACCATATTCATAACAGCTTTTGTATCTCCAGCCATGAATGCTTCATTAGCATCTTTATAACTTTCAAGGGTTCCTATCTTCCCCTTACGTGGTGGTAATAGTTGTATATCTCTCTGAGCTGCACTCTGTCCATGCTCATCATTGTCATAACAAAGTATGACTTGTTCAAATTTAAGTAACCAATCTAATTGAGACTTAATAACTTTCTGACCTGATTCAGCACCATTAGGTAGAGAGACACAAGGCCAGTTCTTTCTGACTGCATGGTAAGAGAGACAATCATATTCCCCCTCAAAGATTACTAAAAGCTTACCTCCATCACCCCATTTCTCTTGACCTAAAAACCTGCTGTCAGGATTAGATCCGTGCATTAAGAACTGCTTATTCTTCTTGCGGATCTTATAACCAACAAGTCTTCTTTGATTGTCATATATAGGCCAGAAGTAAGCAGGTTCTCCACCATGAATACCTTTTGCATAACCAAAAAACTTATTGCTATCTGCTGGTATTTTTCTAGATTTAATATCTACGTAATTACCAATAATAGGTTCAATTTCTTGTGGCGTTGAAAGGGTAGGAGTAGGCATGATACCAGTTGCAGGTTTGAAGTAATTACAGTTAGGAGTAAAACAATATTCATGACCATCTTCATAGATAGCTACATTATTTGTACTCCCACATTTAGGACAATTAGTATGGATAACACTCATAACTCTCCCCACTGATCGCACATAGCTTGAGCTATACCATCGTATGTTTTACTACGTTTCTTCCAGCGATCCTTAGATGGTCCTAATTTGTTTTGACCACTAGGTGTTTGATTTTCCCAGTACCCACATTCAGGCTTGGGTAATATTTTTGTAGGATTTAAATGGTTTAAGCCCCTGAGCCATAAGCAAGTACGCTTAGATTCTGGATGACCAAATTCATACGGTTGTATTATTTGGCTTGGCTTACCAAGTTTTGTTTTAGTAGAGATAACACTGACAGGATTCTCAATACACATCTTTGGTATTGGTGCATCCCATAAAGCAGTTACAAAATCTAAAGCTCTTTGTTGCCTACCATCTGCAATCTTCTTAGCAAAATGAGCAGCACCTGAGACAGCTATATCCGTACACGGTGGGTGTAAAATCGCCAAATCCCAGTCGTTGTCTATGATGTCAAAGATATCTCCTTGGTGATGTGGTCCTTCTACTTCAGTAGGTAATAGATCACAACTCCAAGCATCATGTCCTGCTGCTATGAACTTATCTCTGATAACACCAGAATGTTCACAACCAATTAAAACTCGCATTTAAAAGCCTCCAAGTTAGGGATCAATCCTTGGAGGCAGTGGTAACCCTTTCAAAACTTACCAACCGAACTATAGCGCAGTCCAGCGTCTTGGCAAATGTGGTCCCTTGCACCAAGGAATATTATGTTTGTCACACCATTGGGCATAAGACATCTTGGCTGTGCGACTTAGCTTTTGATGTGGATTTTGGAAACACATCCTGAGATCTACATCAGGGTGTTGCTCCTTAAAGACCTTGACCAGTCTGCGGTCATCTGAGTCAAAATATCCTTTAATCTCAACCACGATATTGTTAGCTAAAACAAGATCAGGCGTATAGCGTCTGGGGATCACTACGTCATACTTATGTTTTTCGTACTCGAAGTGAACCCCATCTTCAGTGAGACTCTTAGCTACCTCTGACTCAAATCCCGAACGAAAGCCATCTCTTGTACGTTTGCCATACTTGTGGAATCTTCGGGAGGTCATAAGCGTTAGAAGTCTTCGTCTTCGTCAGCTACAGTAGCAGGTTCTTTAACTGCTGGTTTAGCTTGTTTAAAACCTTTTTGTTTCTTAAAGGCAGTTGATACATCAAATGATGCTTCACCACTGTCGCTACCTGTAACAGTCACAGCTTTAAGTATTTGCATCCCTTGTGCTACTAACCTCACACCACCTTGTCTTGCTTTAGGTGATATAACTTTAGGCTTGATTTGTACCATTGCTAAAGTACCAGCTTTTAAAATTACATCTTTATGTAATGGATCTAAGTTCCCATCTACTACTGGAAAAGGAAACTCTTCATAAGCTGGATTTGCTGTAACAGTAACTGTTACTGAACCATCCTCATTAGTGGTGAAAGGAGCAGCAAAATAACCATTCTTCTTCTTAGTAGCTGATACTTTCTCTTTCCACCACTCACAAGCATTCTCATAAGCTTCACTTAATTCATCAAGTAGTTTCTCTGTATCTTCAGTTACTCGAATCTTAAGTCTATAGTTACATGGCATCTGCTGATATGTTGGTGGATTAATGTGATGAGGTATAAAACCCTCAAAAGCTCCAGTAAATTTCATGTCGGTATTTGAAAGGACTTCTAGAAATTAATGAATAAGACCACCATTGTGAAGTATTAATATGCCACTTCCTTAACCGTCCAATACGTGATAGTAAGCATTCAGATAGGCATTAGAATAAGAATGCTATAAAGATGTTGTTTAAGTGACATCTCTACCTTTACAAAAACTACAGTACTTTACAATACAGTGGTACATTCTCATAACCTAATGAAATTCGCAATCGCTCTAGCTGCCCTGCTAGGTGTAGGTACAGCTCCTGCCCTTGCTGGTAATTTTTACTTAAACGCTGAATCAAACTCCAGCTTCACTGGGTCTGATTACACATCTACAAATACCGATCTGCATATTGGCTATGAAGGAGGCAACGACACTGCAACTTACTATATCCAAGGAGGACCAACAATCTCAGCTATTGATGGAGCTGATGATAATGACACTAATGTATCAGGTAAGCTTGGTGGCTCAGTCGCTGCTACTGATAAGTTAGACATCTATGGAGAGATTGCTCTTCAAACAGCAGAAGATGTTGACAACAGCTATGCAACCAAAATTGGAGCAAAGTTCAAGTTCTAAAGCTTCGCATGAAAATTGCAACTGCCCTCACTGCACTGAGCTAAGACGACAACAAGAACGCTATGCTCAGTGGCAGAAGCACGCTAATGAACGTATTGGTCAACTATGACTTCTAACATTTATTCCAAAGAACCCCCTATTGAGGTCATGTCCCATCACAACCACGAAGGAGATCCTCTCCACATTGCAGAGGAACTCAATGGCCGCCTAGCTATGATGGGCTTCATCGCAGCTCTAGGTGCTTATGTCACTACTGGTCAAATCATCCCAAATATCTTCTAGACAGTTTCTAGAGTGGTACAATAGTAGGTAGCAACGACTACCAGATCTGATAGCCTCTGCGTACGTTCATCTCACCTTTGAGACGCAGGCAACCTAACGATGGAACGGGCGTTAGGAAGTTAAGAGGCTCCCATGACTAGACTCGTCTATCGTGGTGTTGTTTACTACAAGTAAGCACACTAACCACATATCGGATTGACCCTCAGTTTTCTGGGGGTCTTTCTGTTTCCCAATGATCGATCAAATTTCTTTTGACCTCTTTCTCTTTGTCTTGCTCCCAGTGCTCCTTCTTTGCTATGCCATCTATCTTCTCAAGATGGTCAAGTAATTCATAGGCTCTGGAGTCCTTCCTCTTCTTCTCCATCGTCTTCCTCTTCTTCAGCACTTAACGGCTGATTCTGTACGTCATATAACGATACTAAGCGACCATCTGGACCCATGTAAAAGCAACCAGTGTCCCTTATCTTTGAATAATCATCTTGGAGTAGTTCTATAAATGCACCCACCAACTGCTGACAAGTTCCTGCCTCTAATACTGCTTTGTGTAGGTCTGACTGCGCTGCAGCAACTGAGGCTATCCTTTCAGCCTCATCAAACTCCCACACCACCTCATGTGTTGTATCAGCCTCATCCTCTAGGTACTCCATAGCGTGTATTGATCGCTGCTCTAATACCTTCATTCTTGCTAGAAGCATAGGAAGGTAATCCTTAGCCACTCTACGTAGTGGCATATAGAACTTATCTCTTGCTGTTAAAGCTGGCATACTTAACACAATACCCTAATTACAATTTAGCTCATCACCTCCAATACTAATGTGTGGGTCGTGATAGTATTTCCAGAATCTTTTGAAATTATGTTGATTTCTATTATTTCCTTATTGATAATGATTCTCATTATCATTTATTATATTAAGATTTATGATCCTCATTATTGATAATGATTCTCATTCTCAATAAGTATTGACAAGAAAAAAGCTCTAAATTAATAGAGCTATTTAAATAATAAGATTAGAACAAATAAGGTAAGAGCTATATAACACATAGGCTCTAAGTCTCTTTAAATACAACTATATTTTCTCTATTATGTTTGCTACATTCTCTGCATTGATTACAGTTACTTTCTTTATATGAATGAGGACAAGGGAACAGTTCAACAGTTCCCTCTTTAGTTGTTAACGTTGCTTTTCTTCCTTGGTTTATCTCTTGATCTACTGCAAAGTTAAATAGTTTTGTATTGGTTAACGCTACATCATGACCATCAAAATATAATTTAGCCGCTGTTCGGCTGTTCTCAGCTGATACATTGATAACAAAGTTCTCAGTACTCCATTCTTTAACAACTGCAAGATTATATTCTCTATGTTTAGGGTCGCTATGTAAATGAGTATAAGTAAAAGCTTTTGCTCTTGCGTCTTGAGTAGCTATTAATAGTTTAGTTAAAGCATCAGTGCTAATCTTTCTTTCATCATTCTTATAGGTCACTGAAGGTAGGTCACCAGAAACATTTAATCTTAGTAGGCTATTAGGTCTTAACTCTGATATTTCTTTTAATAGTTTGTCTAAGTCATAACCTCTTGAGCCTTCAGTTACTTTCTTTGCATGAAGTGCTTGTCTTCCTCTCTTTGCGTAGCATTTAGAATGTAATGGGCAATGTTTAGAACAGGTCAACCAGCTGCTAGTAGTAGCTGAGACAAGCTTAAGCTTTTCACCTGATGTAAGCTTATGGTTGCTTGTCATTTCGGTTAGTTTATATTTCATTTTTTACTGCCTCTTTAATAAATCTGAATGCCTTCTGTCCTGCCAGTCTTGAGCAAATGAAGTGATAGTTTGATTTAACTTTTCATCCGACCATTTGTACTGTTGAGCTGCTTCCTTAATGATTTCTAGACCTGCTAGAAAGTCGGTTGATCTATTCATCATCGGTAAAGTCCTCATAATCTGGAATTAATAGGGTAGGTTCTTCATATATGTTGAATCCTACACATAAGCCATCACTGTTATAAACAAAGTAATGAGGGTTTAAGATTTCTTTCATGATCTACCACCATTTAATAGTCTTAACTGAGGGTTAACAGCATCTGCCATTCTCTTTATAAACTCTAGATACTTATTCCTTTTAGTTGCTTCATTAGCTATCTTTACCAAGTCACCTTTAACTATTGGTCTTGTGTTCCATGCTGGTATTGGTGCTTGATGCTGCTTGACTGGCTCAGTAGTTAAAACCTTAGTAGGTAATGGATTCAATAAAGGCTTTAGTCTTCCTTTAACTATTACCTCCCATAAGTCGTCAGACTGTTCGCATAGATCAAGCGCTGATCCTTGTTCATAACCTGTTTTAATAAATTTAAATGTCTTATAACATTTAATAGATCTTGAATTATTATGTTTCTTTTTAACTGTTGATAAAGCACTATTTGTAATTTTTATGCTTGATCCTGGTATTGATGGGAACCAATCATAAATAAGTTTAGCCTCATCAAATGATCTAAAGGTAGCTAATAGAATAAAGGCGTCTTTATCCATTGGACCTTTAAGCATTAATTGATAAGTGTCATGCTCAATAGCATCATGTGCTATGCGTCTTTGTTTTACTTGAGACATTAGAAAAGATTTGAAAGGGACTTACTCATATTGCTTATAGACTGTGAGTAAACAAGTAGTCTAGTTATATTTATTTATATTTATTGATTGTTGTTAATAATCTCAGTTGGTCGTGTGCCTATACACATAAATAAAAAAAAAACAAGCATTTCGGGACAGTCTGGAAGCCGTCACATTGCATTTCCTATACCACATGACAGGTCGAAATTTTCAGACACTATGCCAGTAAAAAAATCGCACACCCCCCAGGGGGTTTTTGACCGCCAACATATACGTACTTGGACTTAAAAATTAGCAACAAAAATATTTCAAGCTTTATTTCTAGACCTATTAGCACTTTCAGAAGTCACTCTAAGGTTAGACAGCTTATTATCCCTTGGATTACCGTTTTTATGGTCTATATCACCTTTAGGTTTATAACCTAACTGTTTAGTTTTAGCTCTACGTGCTTTATTTCTACTACTTCTATTAGCTACCTGTTCAGGTTTACCTTGGTAATTGTCGTATTCTTTACGATAATTTCTAGCCATTGTTAGAAGTAGTGTACGTATAGTACTTATACTAATTCATTCTAATGGACATCTCTAATAGGTCTTTCTAAAAATGCTTTCTTAAAGCTTCTAATAAGCTTATTGTAACAGACTAATTAAATATCGTCTAACCAATTAGCTGCTCCAGAGGAAGCACTAGCAGCCTTCTGGAGGTCTTCAAAAGTCTTTGCATAGCCTAGAACGCCTACGTTCAGACCACCTTCACCTTGAACAAATTTACGTTCTAATTCCCATCTTTCCCGTTCACGATTCTTAATAGCTTTTTGTTCAGTAAGGGCCATATTTTCTGTAAAGTACTGCACAGCCATAGCTAGAGCATCTAGTCTGTCGTCATGTCTGATGGAATTTTTCTCTTTGGTAATTCTGGTCATTTGCCAAAAGAGTTGGTATTGCGATCTAGTTTCGCTTGGGTAGCACTCAGTGGAGGAAATATCTTTAGCGATTATGTCAGTGTCGATCATGAGCCTGTGTTGGTTCATAACAGGTTCAAGGGTATCGATAATCCTAGCTTCTTTCTGTTTTGTATGTCTGACCTCTTCGACAGAGCATGGGTAGATAGTTCCAAGGTATCTTTTGAGAAGCTCACTGAACATTCCGAGTCCAAGGTTACTTTCAACCAATATCTCTTTAACCTTGTATTCCTTCGCAATGAGAGTGAGTTTTTTAAGGTTTGTTTCGCTATAACCGCCCCTAAGACCGCCAGAGGCAAGGAGGAAGAGGTTACCATTCAAGTAAGCCACTACAGCATATCCAAGTTCATCACTTCCTTTTCCAGAAGGGTCGATAGCAAGTACAACCCCAGAGTATTTAATAAATTCAGACCCGATTTGTCCAGGTTTGTAAAAGAGATCACCGTGAAGCCCTACAGAAGGAAGATCTAAAGCTTTATCACCATTAGCACTCCAAATAACTCTGTCTGGACCTTCTTCTCTATTAAGTCTAAAGATACATAAATCTTGAAGTTTAAGAGGAAATCTTTCTTCATCAGAGAGGCTAATATCAAGAAGGAACTGGAGGTTAAACGTGGACCTACCAATGGATTCCTTTCGGGCTTCTAGTTCCTCCCAACCAAATCTACCTGAGTCAGTAGGGTGTCCTGCAAGAGTTTTATCGTTGTCTAAATCAGAAGCAATTTTAGGAGCTAACCGATTTTGATAATAGTCTTTACGTTTCTTAGCAGTAGGATAAATAGCAGGCCAGATTCTTGGAGAATAGCCAGCTAGTTCTAGTTTGGCGTAGATGCTGTCCTGCGTGTGGGGAGTGCCTAAGAAAACAATCTCTCCCCCAGGCTTTATAACGGAATCAAACTCTTTAATACTTTCTCTTAGTTTGTCTCTAATGAGTTGTGTTTCACAGCTTTGAGGAGTTTCTACATCATCAGCTACGATCAGATCTGCTCTAGACCCTGTGATTTGTCCGAAAATGCCGCTAGAACGAACGGAAGGGCTTTGATCGGGTTTAGATCCAAATACATCAAAAGCGACCTTAGAGAACCTCTGAGTGTCACTAGGGAAGAGATCCTGAACCATGAACCAGTTTCTAAGGAGATCATGGCAAAAGACACTAAAAGCGTCTGCACGGTCTTGTGCGGCTGATATGACCAATACCTTCGTGTCTGGGTCTTTACGCAGTCTCCAGAGCACGTAGCCTGCTGTGAGGAAGGATTTACCACAACCTCTATAGGCCATAATAATTCTCCTGTTAGGACCGTTCTGAAGGTAATCAGCTAACTGGTACTGAACAGGAGTAGGACTGGGTAATCTTAAAAAGTGCCAGAGATGAGTAGCAAAAACTGGAAAGCTACTGATCGCTTCCTTAATAATTTGTTTTTGAGTAGCATTAGGCACTTATATAAGATTTAACTTTAGACATATCTATTTCTGGAAGAGCTTCGATCATCTCTCCTATAGCAGATATATCACCATTCTTATCAAGAGTGATGCCTTGATCTTTAAGGAACTTAATAGCGTTAGCTAAATCAGAAGCTTTAACGTTTTCAGAGTTAAGCTGATCTACTAGCTTATTAGCAACTAAACGATGAAGAGCTTGAAGCTCAGTTTCAGTTGCCATTCCAACTTGTTTTCTTCTAGCCATTAGACACCTTTCCCTTTGTATAGAGGTTTACCTGTAAGTTTATTAGTTTTACCAGCTTTATAACCTTGATAAGCAGGTGTATTAGCAGCTTTATCAGCAGGACTGACAATATACTGAGCTACTAAGTTTTTCTGCTTCTTAGGAGCTGGTTCGATACCTCTGTTGTTAGCCATTTTGTTA